ATACAACCTCGCTCACCTGAAGTCGCAGTCCTTCTTCCGCCCCATATCGAAAGAGGCCGGCAAGACTGGCTCTGGTCCGCGTCCGAGCATGGCGCTGTGCGATGAGGTGCACGAGCATCCCGACCGCACGACGATGGAAATGCTAGAGGCTGGCTTTAAATTCCGCCGCCAGCCATTGTTGTTTATGATTACGAATTCCGGCTCGGATCGGAATTCGGTTTGCTGGGAAGAGCATCAGCACGCGGTGTGAGTTGCCGCCGGCACAATGACGCCGGATGAAGACTTCACTTATGTTGGCGAACCTATCGACGACGCGACCTTTTCGTATGTGTGCGCGCTCGATAAAGACGACGATCCGATGGAGGATCCGTCGTGCTGGCCCAAGGCAAACCCGCTGCTTGGCACCATTCTGACGAATGAGTATCTGGCCGGCGAAGTAAAGAAGGCCAAAGACATCCCCGGCAAGTTGAACGGGGTGCTTCGATTAAATTTCTGCGTCTGGACCGATGCAGACAAGGCGTGGATGCCTCGCGCCACTGTCGAAAAGGTCATGGCGGATTTCGCGCCGGAAGAACATGAGGGCAAGCCGGCCTTCCTCGGTGTTGACCTTTCCGGATCGAAGGATATTACCGCCGTTGCGGTCGTTGTGCCGACCGGCGTTAAGACGATGTTTCGCGAAGATGGGACGTCGACCGACTTGCCGACGTTTGATGCGTGGGTCGAGGCATGGACACCGGGCGATACGCTTGCAGAACGCGCCAAGGCCGATAACGCCCCTTACGAGGTTTGGGTGCGCGATGGTTGGTTAAACGCTCCGCCGGGGCCGCGCATTCGGTACGATTTCGTTGCGGCACGCGTTGCCGAGCTTGATCAGCTATTGGACATTCAGGCGGTTGCTTATGACCGCTACGTCTACAGCAAGTTCAAGGAAGAATGCGAAGCAATCGGCCTTGAACTAAACCACGTTGCGCATCCGCAGGGCGGTAAGGTTAGGGCGCGGCCCGAGCCCGAGAAGGTCGAGGCGGCTAAGGCCGCCGGGCTTGAGCCACCGCAAGGGCTATGGATGCCAGGCTCTGTTATCGAGCTTGAGAATGCGATTATCGATGGTCGCATTCGGATGCGTAGCAGCCCGGTTCTGATGACGGCCCTTATGGGCGCCACGTTCGACCGCGATCCGAACGACAACCGATGGTTCGTGAAGCAAAAGGCGAGCGTGCGAATTGACGCTGCCGTGGCCTTGGCTATGGCGATAGGCGCTGCGGTGGATACGCCGGTTGATACCGGCGACGTCCAAGACTTTGTCGACAACATGGTTGTCGTTACCTGGTAGTATAATTTGGCCTGGTGGAATAGCTGGATCGGCAAGCCGATCGACTTGAATGCGTCTAGCGTGCCGTTTTGGCGCGGCTTCTTCGGCGCGTCCACCACGTCCGGCGAGGTTGTTACGGTTGAAAAGGCGCTTGGCCTTGATGCGTTTTGGGCGTGCGCGAGCCTGATTCAGGATGCAATTGGCACGTTGCCGTGCGTTTTGTATGATGCGAGCGGCGTCAAGCCTGCCACTGGCGATGATCTTTACGGATTGCTGCACGACTTGCCGAATGCGGATGATACCGCGTCGGAATTCTGGTCGATGGTGGCGCTTTGTCTTTGCACGGACGGTAATTTCTTCGCTGAAAAGAAGTATGTCGGCGGCAAACTGGTTGCGCTGAATCCGCTGCATCCGCAAGCCGTTGAAATCAAGCGCGACGATCGCAATAGCCGCTATTACGAGTACAATGAGACTTATGGCGTCGGCAAGAAGTCCGGTATTCGTAAGATCAGCGAAGACAAGATGTTCCACGTCCGCGGAAAGCGGATGCCCGAATGCGATCGGGGTATTTCTCCTGTAGGAGTCCTGCGCAATATTCTCGGCTCGGCCATGGCCGGCGAGAAGGCGGGCGCCAAGGTCTACAAGGGCGGCCTGATTTCAACGACGCTTTTGACGTCGGATCAGGTCTTAAAGGCAGATCAGCGCACGCAATTAGCGGCGTCCCTCAAGGGCGTTGTTGGCGCGGAAAATGCCGGTGGTGTTGCCGTCCTTGAGGCAGGCCTGACGCCGCATACCATTTCGGTAAAGCCTGTTGACGCGCAGATGTTGGAGTCGCGTCAGTACGCGGTGGAGCAGATTTGCCGGATATTCGGTGTCCCGCCCGTCATGATTGGCCACGCGGCCAACGGCACGACGACTTGGGGCAGCGGCATCGAGCAGTTGATCCTGCAATTCAGCAAGACGTGCTTGCGTCCGATGTTGCAGCGTATCGAAGATGCGATTTATCGGGACATTTTCACGCCAGAACAACGCAAGAAGTTCTCAGTGAAGTTCAATATGGACGCGTTCCTCGAAGGGGACAGCGTCGCTCGCGCGAATTTTCTCACGAAGATGTCCGATAGCGGAATTTACACCAAGGACGAGGCGCGCGCATACGAGAATAAGCCGCCGATTCCGGGCGGTGCGCACGCGATCGTCAACGGGACGATGCAACGGCTGGACAAGATAGGCGGAGCGCCGCCCGTGCAGCCACAGGCCGCGCCACAGCCAGCGAATACCAACGAGCCGGTGCCTGCAGCGCCGAAGAAAGCCGCGTAGCACGCGGCGTTGTGCAGCGGACGCGCTGCTTTTGGGAAAATAGATGAAATTTGAGCACATCCTTTCGGCGTTTGTAGCCGAACCGTGGGCAATTCAGCGTGAAAAGCTGGGTCTGCTTGCTGATTTGCTGGTTGCGCGCGCCGAAGGCGAAAAGTTGGTGTCGTCTGAGATGGCTGCGGCCATTTCCGATGCGCGAGCGGCAGAAGTCGCGGATGTGGATGGCAAGGTCGCTGTAATCCCTGTTTACGGCGTTCTTTCGCAGAAAATGGACCTTATGTCCGCTATTTCTGGCGGCACTTCTTATGCTGGCATCCGCGGTAGTTTGCATCGGGCGCTCTCGAATGAGGATGTGAAGGCCGTTGTGCTCGATATCGACAGTCCCGGCGGCACTGTGCCCGGCACTGATGAGTTGGCGACGGAAATTCGAGCCATCCGCGGCGGTGAAAAGCCCATTATTGCGCAGGTGAATAGCCTTGCTGCCAGTGCGGCTTATTGGATTGCCTCTGCGGCCGACGAAATCGTAGTGACGCCATCGGGGCGAGCTGGATCGATCGGTGTTTATACCGCGCACGATGACGTTTCCGCGGCGCTAGAGAAGCGCGGCATCAAGCGAACGTACATTTCGGCCGGCAAGCATAAGGTTGAGGGTAACGAAACCGAGCCCTTGAGCAAAGACACGCTTGCCCATGTGCAGGATGGCGTAAACCGCAGCTATCAGCGGTTTGTCGCCGCTGTTGCGGAAGGCCGCGGCACCACAGCCGGCAAAGTCGAGGACGGTTACGGTCAGGGCCGCGTGTATTACGCCGAGTCCTTGATGGACCGCGGCATGGTCGACCGCATTGCCACGCTTGAGCAGACGCTAGAGCGCTTTGGCGCGGAGACGCAGCCTGCCTATGTGCGGCGCGTGAAGGCAGAAAACCAGGCGCGTGAGGCTGCTGCGCAATCGTTGTGCGCGAAGATCCGCGCTGGCGAAAAGATTTCAGTTCGTGAGTGGGAGAATGGCCTCAAGGGACTTGCTGGCCTTTCCAACTCAGAGGCAGAGCGGGCCGCTCGGCTCTACCTCAAAGATGGTCAGGGGGAACCTGACGGCGATGCGGATGCTGCGGCGTTGGCCGCGATTGACCGCGTTTTGGCTGATGCCAAGGCGTTCCGCGCCTAACAGCGCATTTCCCCTGTCTAAATAGGATATCTCAATGTCTGAATCCAATGTACTTGCCGACAAGATCGGTGAACTTGGTACTTCGCTGGCCTCCATCAAGGAGCAGGTCGGCAATCTTGGTGCGGATTTCACCGAAAAGCTGAAGGCAAACGGCGAAGTTTCCGCCGACCTGAAGGAAAAGACCGACAAGGCCCTGTCTGAGCTTGGCGAAGTCGTGACTCGCGTTGGTGAGCTTGAAAAGCGTGCCGCGCGAGAGAAGGACGTTGCGGACCACGGCGCGGCCATGGACCTTGGCGACCACCTGGTTGCGTCGGAGCAGTTCAAGAGCACCGATATGTCGGGCAGTTGGCGCGGCGCGATCCGCGTTGGCGTTGAGCGTGCCGATATTACTTCGGCCAATGGCACCGTTGGCGCTGGCCGCTCGGCTGGTACGTCGCTGGTTCCTGGCGCTCGCGTTCCGGGCATCGTTGCGCCGCCGAATCGCCAGTTCACCATTCGCGACCTGCTTGCTCCGGGCCAGACTTCGGCCAGTTCGGTTGAGTACGTCAAGGAAACCGGGTTTACCAACAACGCTCGGCCGGTGACGGAAACCACGACCAAGCCGAAATCGGACATCACCTTTAACATGGTGACGACTCCGGTTCGCACGCTGGCCCACATCTTCAAGGCGTCCCGCCAGATCCTTGACGACGCGCCCGGCATTGCCTCGTACATCAATGCGCGTGGCACCTATGGCCTGAAGTACAAGGAAGAAGTCCAGCTTCTGACCGGCGACGGCACCAACCAGAACCTGAACGGCCTCGTGCCGCAGGCTACTGCGTTCGCGCCGGAGTTCAATGCGACTGACGAGCAGGCCATTGATCGCGTTCGTCTCGCCCTTCTGCAGGTGGTTCTTGCGGAGTACCCGGCGAGCGGCATCGTTCTCAATCCGATCGATTGGGCGCGCATCGAGCTGACCAAGGATGGCGACAAGCGCTACATCGTTGGTAATGCGCTGTCGCCGATTGGCCCGACCCTTTGGAATCTGCCGGTTGTACAGACCCAGGCGATGACCGCGGGCGAGTTCCTTGTCGGTGCGTTCAACCTGGGTGCGCAGATTTTCGACCGCATGGGCGTTGAGGTTCTTCTGTCGACCGAAAACTCGGATGACTTCGAGAAGAACATGGCGACCATCCGCGTTGAGGAGCGCCTTGCCTTGGCGGTGTATCGGCCCGAAGCGTTCGTTACGGGCGACATCGATACCCTGACCAGCGCCTGATAACTAACGTGGTGGGCGCCTCGGTGCCCACCACACCACTATGGTGATTGATGCTAATTCGCGCACTTAAGACGACGACCGGCCGCCCAAAAGGCACTGTTCACGAAGTGGACGACTCTACCGGTAAAGAACTTGTGGCCATGGGCTACGCTGTCGAGGAGTTGCCGCTTGCTAAACAGGAGGCCGCGCCTGTCGCCGCGAATGACAACCGCCCTTTAGCTGCGGGCGACGACCAGACTGGTTCCCCGACTGGCGCGGATGCACCGCAGTCATCGTCGCAGGCGGACCAAGTGCTGCTACAGCAGGAGTTGAGCGGGCCAGAGGCCGCGCAAGAGTCCTCTCCATCAACAACGGATATAAACTCGCCACATGGGCAGATGTCCTCTATGCCTGCGACCACGACTGGTGGAAAGCGCAAGCGGGGGCGCCCGAGTTCAAAGGGCTAAAGGTTAGCCAAGACGGTTATGCGCCCGATCCGGCATGGGGGCTGCGGCTTGTAACCTTAGTACGAAATTGCGACCGCCTACTATTCAACCGCTTTAGCGAACTTGGATGGGGCGGAAACGGCGGATTTCACGCGCTTAATCTTGCCCTTCAGTTTGGCGCACGGAGCGTTGTTCTGGTTGGTTACGACATGCGGGTTGATTTGGGTGTGCATTGGCACGGCAAGCATCCCGCAGGCATGAATAATCCCAGCGACGTCAATACCCGCCGATGGCGGCAAGTTTTGGATGCGCAAGCCCCGCTGTTACGCGATATGGGCGTCTCTGTTGTAAACGCCTCGCCGACTAGCGCGCTTGAGGCTTATCCCAAAATGACGCTGGAGGCGGCGTTGCAAGGTGAAGTGAATGCCGCTGCTTGATACCAGCCTTGTAAAGAAACATCTACGCGTCGACAGCGCCGACGAGGATGACGTGATTGCGGCGTATCAGGCCGCAGCCGAGGCCAGTGTTTGCGAATATATCGATCGCGACGTGTATGTGTCGGGCGATAGTCCGGTGTCGACGGACGAATATGCCATTGAGATCGAGCCGCCCATTACTGCGGCAATCCTGTTGCTGATTGGCGACCTCTACGCTAACCGAGAGCCTGATTACAAACTGGGCGGTGATGCCGTGTTACCCCGCGCTGTGCGTGCCTTGCTGGCTCCGTATCGGGTTTGGCGTGTCGTGAGCGAGGGCGCTTGTGACTGAACCCAAGCGCGAATTGCTTTTGCAGGGTATGCACGGGTTAGGAGACAATCTCCATCAACGTGCCGTCATCCTGCAATTAATGCAGCGCTACGACGTCACGCTGGAGTCGTCGTGGGTTGCGCCGTATTACGATTTAATCGCGGACGGCCTTAAGGTCGTTCACAAACCGACCACGCTGCGGACCCAGGCCAAGAACGCCAAGCGTGAGGCCGGTTTATTCCATAAGCGTGCCCCGCAGAACACGCGCAAGCGTAAGGTTTGGTACGCGCCGCGAGAAGTAAGAGCCTGCGGCGGCGTTCTGGCCGCCATGTGCCGCAACTGTGATGTGTCTTACGATAAGGCCGACTTCCGGCTTCCTGTAAAGCCTGAGTGGATTGCGGCGGCGCGTGAGGCGGTGCCAACAGACAAGCCCATCTTGGTCTACCGGCCTTTGGTTGAACGGACCGAATGGAACGGATGCGCGGCACGAAATCCAGACGTAGACGCATACGACGTCCTATTCCAGAGCATCCGCGATCGCTTTTATGTTGTGTCTATTGCCGATCTAGTGCCGAAAGTCGAGTGGATTACCAGTCACGCTGTTTTGGCGGATAAGGCATTTCATGCTGGCGAACTTCCTTTTGAGACTTTGGCTGGTCTCTTTCATATTGCGGCGCTCGCGTTCACCGCGCCAGGCTTCGCGGTAATCCTTGCGCAGGCTGTTGGCTGCCCGGTTGCCGCAGTATTCGGCTCATATGAGGCCAGTTACAGTTTTAGCGGCGGGGCGCGTTATTCGCCGTATCTGGGCATAGATCCGATTACGCCATGCGACGATTTCAAGCACGATAACACCGAGGACAAGACGATTGACGTCCCGCAAGCCAAATCCCGCCTTGCTTTATTCGCCGGCGACGCGATCGAGCGTCACCATCAACGCGCCGAAGGCAAACCTGCAAGGGCTGCCTGAGCGTTATATCCATCCCGGCGAATTAGATGTTCTGGCGCACCTGATGCAAGGCGCGCGCGTTGTGGCGGAATTCGGCTGCAACAATGGTCGCACGGCAGCGGCGATGCTGCGAAATGTGCCGACGATTGAGCGATATGTCGGCGTCGACGTCAAGCCGGGTTATTCGTTCGCGTGCAAGGTGCAGGCGCGAGAGATGCCTGCGGTGCCGGGCGATCTGGCGTTGGACGACACGCGGTTTGAACTTGTGCTGCGTAAGCGCGGCACGTTCGATTTAACAGCTGCGGATTTGCCAACCTGCGACGCGGTGTTTATCGATGGCGACCATTCTGAGGCGGCTGTTCTCTGGGATAGGGGGCTTGCTTTGTCTGTTGTTCGCCCTGGCGGGCTTATTGTTTATCACGACGATAATGGCCTCGATTGCGTTGATGTTAGCCTGGTTCTGGATGTTCTCGCAGACGGTGGAGCGGATATCCGGCATGTTGCTGGGACGTGGTTGGCGTTTGAGCGGGTGTAGTCCCAAGTGAAACGCATCCTTGGCCCCGACAAAGAACAAGTCATTATAGACCAGATCAAGAGCGTCTTAGGCGTTCGCGGTGCTGTTGCTGAGTGCGGCGTTTATTGTGGTTCCACACTTCACGCGATGGCGTTAGCCGCGCCGGACAAGGCGGTTTACGGCTTCGATACGTTCGAAGGCTTGCCCGCAGAGATGCACTCGGACAACGAGCCGCACAAGGTTGGCGACTTCGCGGATACCAGCATCGACGCAGTTGCTGCCGACATGCCGCCTAACGTGACGTTGATGCAGGGCGTGTTCCCGGCCTCTGCCGCCGCGCTAGACAACACCAAATTCGCCTTCGTTCATCTGGATTTTGACTTCTACGAATCGACGCGGGCCGCCCTTGAGTGGCTTTTGCCGCGAATGTCGGACGGTGGCAAGATCGTATTTGACGACTACGAGTGGGACCATTGCCCCGGCGTTAAGCGCGCCATTGATGAGTTCGGATTGTCGGTAAAGCGTACTGTTCCGTTTCAGGTGGTGTGGACGAAATGAAAGCCGGCACCCTCAACAAACGCGCCCGGTTTGAGTCGCAAGTCGCGGTCAGCGACGGCGCGGGCGGCTCCACTTTATCGTGGCAGGAATACGTCACGGTATGGGCGCAACTGTCGCCAGAGCGCGCGCGAGAGAAAATCCAACAGGGCCGCATCGCTGATAATCAGGCTGGAGTGTTGCGCGTGCGGTCCAGCACAGCAACTCGACTGATCGATGCAACGTATCGCGTTGTGGTGGATGGGGTCACGTACAACGTGCGCGGCGCGGCGAATCCAGATCAACGAAACGATATGGTTGAGTTCGTCGTAGAGACGGACGGGACGCAGGCGGGCTGATGGCCATACGCGCGCGGTTCACGCCGCAGAGCCGGGCCGCGGTGACAAAGCGTCTACGCGAGTTGGTTCCTAACGCTGAAGCGCAGATTGCCAGGGCGCAGGAAGAGTCCGCAAAAGAACTAGCTGAGGCGATTAAGGCCCGCGCGCCGCGTAAGAGCGGACGCTACGCGGAGAGTATCGAGGCTGGGAAGCTGGCTGGTCGCAATGACGGTCGCAAGCCTATCGGGATGCAGGAGACCAAAGACCCGAACGCATGGGGCATCTTCGCTAGTTATTTGTGGAGATTTATCGAGTTCGGCACTCGCCCGCACACCATCAAGGCGAAGCGCGTTTCGGATTTGGTGTTTTACGCCAACGGGCAAAAGATCGTAACGCCGCAGGTGTCGCACCCCGGCACGACTAAACAGCCACACATCTTTCCAACGTATCGCCAGTACAAGAAGCGTATCCGACGCCGCATGTTGCGCGCCATTCGGAACGCTATCAACGGCAAAAAGTAACAGCATCGGGCATAATGTCAGACGGCTCTTTCGAACTTCAAGCGGCGGTTTATACCACGCTGAACGGTCTGACGCCGACCTTAGCGGCTGGTGGTGTTCACGCGCCTGCCGCACAGGACACGCCGCTTCCGTATGTTGAGGTTGGCGACGCCGACTCTTTGGCGGCTGACGCGCAAGGTCGGCAAGGCGTCACAGAGACGCTAACCATTCACGTTTGGACGGCGGCAGGTTCTTTCGGGCCAGCAAAGCAAATCATTTCCAGAATTCGCGACGCTCTTCATCAGAAGAAATTGACTGTCTCTGGTCGGTCGTATGCGTCGTCGATCGTTAGCAACACCAGAATCTTCACCGATGAAGACAGCACGTCAATTCACGGTGTCGTTTCACTGACAGTCAATCATTTCGGGCAAGAGGTTTCCTGATGGCGCAGCAAGACGCAAAAGAACTAGTTATCAAGCGTGGTGACGGGGCCTCCCCGGAAGTGTTTTCCTTCGTTTGCGGCATTCGCACTCGCACGTTCTCCATGTCGAATGCGTCGATTGACACGACCGTTCCGAATTGTGAAGATCCGTCGCTTCCGATTGTAGCAACCGCGCGGCCTGGCCGACAGACCATCACGTTCTCTGGCGACGGCCTGTTCGATAGCAACGCGGCGGGCAAGGCTATTGCCGACGACGCGCGCGAGCAGAACATCGAAACGAACTATCAGGTGATCGTGCCTGGTTACGGAACTTTCGAAGGGCCGTTCTTCATTTCCGACTTTCAATGGAATGGAGATATGGAAGACCCGCTTGCCTTCTCGGCGACGTGGACTCCGCTTGATGCTTCTCAACTGACCTTCACGCCGGCAGCGTAATGTCGTTGTCATATAATGCAGAGCGGGGCGAAGTCCCGCTTTCGGTCGGCGATGTCGAGTTGGTCATCGCCGCTGAGATGAGGGGACTTGCCGCGCTGTCAACGCGGCTCAGCAATCCTGGCTTTTCCGATATGTACGCAAGGCTTGCGAGCGCCGAAATCAACGCCACGATGGCTGCGGTTGAGTGCCTGACCGTGAAGGGTGATGGCGCAAAAGCTGCTACCGACATGACGCTGGCCGATCTTCCACGCTGCACTGAGGCCATTGCCAAGGCAATCGCGCATCACGCGGAGAAGGCGTCAAAAAACGAGGAAGCCGCCAAGACGGAGACGACCGGATCCCTTGGCGGCGCTGGCTCGGGTTCGCAACCGTAAGGCTACGTTGGTCTCCGGTTGAGTTCTGGTCGTCGACCATGACGGAATTTACCGCAGCGACAGACTTTTGGCTTGAAGCCAACGGTGTGAAGACTGGCGGAAACGCCCCGAGCCGTGAAAGGCTGGACAAACTCAAGCGGATGTATGGTTAGCGGGAACACTTCTGGAGTTCGGCGGTGAATTTATCGCCAGACTCCAGAAAGCCATTTAGAGCAGCGGCCAAGGCTGCGCGCTTCGCCTCGAATTGTACCAAGGCCGGCGCGGCGTCACTACCAGCCAATTCAAGCGTTGCCTTTGGCGTGTGAGCGCCAAGTTTGTCGATGGCGAGTTTTGTCTCTGCCGCGGACATTAAAATTCCTCTGGTGGGCGCCTGAAGCGCGCCACAGAACGCTTGGTCCGGTGCTGCATTTACCGCCGATATCCCAAGCAGTAGCGCGCCAATAGCGCCCAAAATCCTCAACACGTTAAGCCTCCAGCGGTACGAATGGCCGATAACGAACAGCTAGTATTATCCATCTCGGCCGACACCCGAGCGATGCAGCGTCAGCTTGACAAGCTGGTGCAGTCGCTTGGCGACGTAGATACTAGCGCGGGACAGGCATTTGTAAAAGCCCCTCCGAAGATTGATGCGGTGACGAAATCGCTTGGGGCCGCCAAGTTTCAGACCGCAAACCTTGCCGCGCAGTTTCAGGATATCGCGGTTTCCTTGCAGGGCGGTCAGTCGCCTTTCACGGTGGCGCTTCAGCAGGGTACTCAGATCAGCCAGGTTCTAGGGCAAGCTGGTGCCGGTGGCGTTGTTAAACTGCTTGGCACCGCGTTTGCCTCTTTAGTCTCGCCAGTATCGCTGGCCACGATTGGTATTATTGCGCTTGGCGGTGCGGCCGTTTCTTACGGTCTGAAGGCTATCGGAGCCGTTGATGATCTCGACGAGCGCATCAAAAAGCATACTGAGTTAGTTAAGTCGCTAAAGGAAGTTTATGGCGACGCGGCCAAGGGTATTGACACGTCGACGAAAGAGAGCGCGGAAGTTCTTCGCGCCCTCTTAAGTATCTCGACTGACAAACTCCAGAAAGACTTTAAGAAACTTGCACTGTCTGCCGCAGCCCCCGGCCAGCAGATGGCGCAGTTCGTTGACGACTTCGGCCGCATTATCGAGACGGGCGCAGACAAGTTCGCGCCATTTCGTAAAGCAATTGATGATTTTAACGCTTCGGTTCGATCTGGAAAACCAGACGTACAGGCGTTTCGCGATTCGATTTCGGAAACTGTTAACAGCAGTCCCGATCAAAAGGTCCGCGCGCTCGGCGGGGAGTTGCTTGACGCCAGCAAGAATGCTGGTGAGTTGGCAAACTCTCTGCGTGCCGTTGGCGACGCTGGTAAGGGCCTAGACGCTGCGGCGCTGGCTGCCGCCGCAATCAATAAGAATTTCGCCGACGCGCTAAAGACGCTCGGCGGAACTGTTTCGAAGAATCTCGACGACAGAGAGAAGATCGAGCAAAACTATAAGAAGGTGATGCAATCCGCCAATAGCGACGACAAACAAATGATCGCTATGGCGGAGCGCGACAATCAGCTCGCAATCCTGTCGTACAATGAGCGCAAGAAGGCGGCGGAGCAGGCCGGTAAAGCCGCCGAGTCTGCAGCGAAGCGGTTCCAAGGACAGCTTGACTCAGTATCCAAGCGGAATGCGCAATTGTTCGGCGCGCAGAGCGGCATTGGGCAGGGCGTAGAACAGCTCGTTAAACTTGAGACGCAGTACCGGCTCACTGAGGCGGCCCAACAGGCATTCGGCAAGGTTACGCCAGAGATTGCCGCTAAGATTGATGCAGTGGCTGCTGCGGCAGGACGTGCGGCGGATGCTCTCGCTAAGGCGAAGTTGCAATCCGATATCGGATTCGAGCGTTCGCAGATTGGCTTGTCCCCGGCAGAGCAGAGCGCCAACTCTCGTCTGCGCTCTGTTTTCGGCGACGACGTCAATTCCGCCCAAGCGCAGTTCTACAAGCAACAGTTGCTCGTCAACGACGCGTTGCGCCAATACAGCGACATAGGCAAAGACGCCACCAAGGGGTTCATTTCCGACATTCTGGCGGGCAAGTCCGCGCTGGAAAGCCTGGGTGGCGCGCTGGAAAAGATCGGCAACAAGCTGATCGACATGGCCGTTGATGGGCTGTGGGGCAAGGCGTTCGGTGGAAGCGGTGGGTTGCTGTCGCTGCTTGGTGGCGGTGGGAGCGGGGCGTCCAGCCTCATGCAGGTTGGCAATCAATTTTTCCCGAAGTTTGCCAACGGCACGAACTTTGCGCCGGGCGGACTTGCATTGGTCGGTGAACGTGGCCCCGAGTTGGTGAATCTGCCGCGGGGGGCGTCTGTCACGCCTAACAACGAACTTATGGGCATGGGTGGTGTGAACGCTCCCGTTTCCATTTCCATTGACGCACGTGGCGCAGACGCGGCGGGGCTGGCGCGGTTGCAGGCCGAGATCGCACGCCTGCGCGCGGAGTTGCCGTCGACGATCACGGCGACGGTCAAAAAGAAGCAGTACGGGGGCGTGTTGTAAATGGCCGTCGTTGATCTGTTGTCGGGCTTTCCGGGTTGGTCGACAACCTTCGAATTACTTTGGCGGCAAGAAACCAGCCGCGCCGCAGGCGGGCGCACCTACGTCAAAGATTTGGGCGATCCGCTGTGGACCGCCACGTATCAGACGCGCTTGCTGACAATCAATGAGTTGGATTAC